AAGCCACCTTGTTGGTCAAGGTATCTGAAGAGCTTCTTGAAGACAATGCTACGAATCTCGAAAGCTGGCTATCGGCTTATGTTGGTGATAGAGCTGGCGTGCACGAAAATACGTATGCGATTGGTGGGAATGGAACCACGCAGCCGCAGGGTGTTTTGGTTGGCGGAACTGCTGCATTGACTTTAGATGATACCAATGCAATTGCCGCTGCTGAAATTACAGAGCTGTTCTACAAGCTAAAAGAACAGTATATGCCTAACGCCTCTTGGTGCATGGAACAGGCTACGATGGGCTTCCTTATGGGTTTGTCTGGCAACCAATTCGTGTTATTTACACCTCCGGCCGGGCCGGGTAGCCCATGGAATCTATGGGGTAAACCTGTATTTCCAGCGGATGCTATGGGATCCTGTACTAAAACTGCAAATAAAGTACTGGTGATTGGCGACTGGAGTTGCTATGGTCTAGTCGAGCGGGCTGGGTTAAGTGTACAGCGCAACCCATTCCTGTACTCAAATACTGGCCAGGTTGGGTTCTTCTTCAAATATCGCTGGGGTGGAGCTGTGCTTCAGGCGGAAGCCTTCCAGTATGCGACAACCGCAACCGCATAAGGATGGTGAGGGATGAAACAGCTGATTAGACAAGTAAAACCAGCTAAGGCGATCGCGCCTATTTATGCGACGACAAATGACGCCACAACTGCAACTGTAGTGGATGGGCGCGGATTTGACCGCGCTATGTGGGTGATCATGACAGGAACTATGCAAGCAACGGCAAAGTTAACGGGGAAAATACAGCATTGCGCAACCTCAAATGGTACCTATACAGATGTAACCAGCGCAGCTTTGGTTGATGTTACCAGCGCTGGCGCCGACAAGGTTTTTGTCATTGACCATAAAATCGATGGAAGCTACCCCTATCTAAAGTTTAAGGGCACTTCGGCAGTATCACAGCTTTATGTTGGTGGCGCCTGCATACTCTACAATGGCAGCAGGCTAAAACCTGGCGATCCAGATACGAACACAGCGCAAATAGTGGCACTATCGTAGCAAATAACAATTGGGGGCAGAAATGCCCCCATATAAAATAAATGAATAAAAAAATTGACGAAGGCAGAGCATTAGACGAGGGGATTTATGCTGAGGTAATGAAGCGGTTGAACCAACTGCCGATTATGTCATGGGAGTATCCGCGCGTTCTGCTATGTATACTGCGCGAGCGTTCCATTTCCTATGCCGATGAGGTGTTACCGTCAATCATTGGTGTGGTTGGCCAGGGAGTTACGCCGCTAAACCTTGACTATACGCGCACAGACCTTGCGAGAAATAAGGCTGCACAGTTTTTTCTGCAGACTGATTTTACACATTTGATTATGCTGGATATCGACCATGTACATCCCTATGATATTGTGCAAAGGCTATCGCGCTGGTTCCTATACGACAAACTTTCAGGCGGTAAGCTGGTCGATGATAATCCGCTTTGGGTAGTTGGCGGGCTGAACTTCCGCCGCTCATACCCGCACGACCCTTGTGCGTTTTTACTGGATAAATATGGAAGAGTTTGCGCGCCGCAAGATTGGGGTGAGGGACTGATGAAAGTTGATTTAATCGGCACTGGCTGCATAATGTTTGCGCGCGAGGTGTTTGAGGAAATACAAGTCCCGTGGTTTTGGAACGACTACAGTAAGGCGTGGGAAGATACTTACCCGGGTGAGGATCTTGGATTTTGTAGGAAATGTATAGAATACAAAATTCCCATTTATGTAGACACAACGATAACAAGCCCGCATATAACCACAACCACTATAGATGAGAAAAATTATAGAGATGCAATAGAGAAAGGAGCGTTCAATTTCAATGCCGAATTGGAATGATTTAGAGGCAGTGCATGCTGGACGAATTGGATTGATTATCGGTAACGGCCCATCCCTTAAAGATGTGCCGCTTGAGTTTTTACAAAAGTATATAAGCTTTGGAACTAACCGCATTTATCTGATGCAGGATTTTGAGCCAATCTATTATGTCAGCGTTAATCCGTTGGTAATCATCCAATCAATCAACCAAATAAAGAAGTTGAAATCTATAAAGTTTGTACCAGTGGCTTATGCTGATAGTTTGAATGCGCTTCCATTGACCTCGATTTATAGACCCATATTTTCGCTGAACCCACAGAAGTATATTTATGAGGGCTATACAGTTACTTATGTTTGCATGCAGATTGCGCACTGGATGGGCTTCGATACCATTTTGTTGGTGGGAGTTGACCACAGATATACTTTTACAGGTGCGCCGAATCAAGAAATGATTATGGATGGGGATGATCCTAATCATTTTCATCCTGATTATTTTAAGGGCGCCAGATGGAATAACCCAGACCTCAAAAGGTCAGAGCAGGCTTATCGCATGGCAAGGCAAGCATATGAGAGCAGTGGAAAGCGCATCATTAATCTAACAGAAAATAGCGCGCTGACTATATTCGAAAAGGATAACATAAAAAATTGGTAAAAGTTTCCGCAATTATATCCGCATATTACGCCGCAGATTTTTTAGCTGGCAGAATAGAGAACTTACTTGAACAATCTGAGAAGCCAGAAGTAATTGTCGTTTGCCAAAATGGAAGCGCAGAAAAAGCCATCGCCGAAAAGTTTAATGTTATAATAATAACAACAGATGATATTCCTACAGTTTACGAGGCTTGGAATATGGGCATTAAAAATGCAACTGGCAAGTACATTACCAACGCAAATTCAGATGATAGATTATATGAGCATGGTATAAAACGCCTGGCGGATGTTTTGGACAAAAACACAAAATACGCGGTTGCTTATGGAAATCAGGATATCGTAGAGGATCTTGAAGCTGAACCTAAAGAGCGCTTTGAATGGCAAGAGGGCGGTTTAGCCGAACTGCTTCATGGCTGCTTTCTTGGGCCGATGCCGATGTGGAGAAAATCGCTGCATGATACATATGGCTATTTTTTAGAGAGTGAGCGATTAAGGAATGGCGATATTTATAAATACCAGATTGCCAGCGATTATGAGTTTTGGCTGAGACTTGCGCGCGGCGGGGAAAGATTTTATCATCTACGCGGTCCATCAATTGGAAAGTATCTGCGCCGAAAAGAAGGTAGAGAACATCGAGAAAAAAACCGCACGATTTGGGAAACTGCACGAATTAGGGGAAAGTATAGATGACAACTACAAATGGATATGTGACACTTTCGGAAGTGAAGAGCTGGTTAGCTATAACCTCAACAAGTTCAACCGATGACGCCGTCATTGAGGATATGATTGAGGGCGCCTCACGCCTGATTGATAGGCTCACTGGTGGGCGCACATTCTACGCCCGAAGTGAAACGCACTACTATGCGCTGCCAAGCTCACAAACCTTATATATCGATGATGACGATTTACTGTCTATATCGACACTTAAAAATGGCGATGGCACAGAGCTTATCGCATCGCAATATAATTTGATTCCGCGCAACCAGACGCCGAAATATGCGATAAAATTGGCGAGCGGCTATTCGTGGATGCCGTCTTCTTCTGACAACGATTTTCCGATAACCATTTATGGTTCGTGGGGTAAATCAACGACAGTGCCAGATGACATAAAACAAGCGTGTCATGATATTGTAGCTAATGCTTATCACAGGCGATTTGGCCAAGGTCAATCTGGGCAGACAATCATCGCTGGCGGTGGAATCATGATAACGCCAGAGGATGTGCCCTCTACTGCTATGACAATTATTAGGGGTCATAAAAGGATGTTTTAATGGCTATCGGATTATCGACAATTGCAGGCTCAATCAGCAGTATATCAGTTAGCGGGCTCACTATCAAAGATATCGATGATATCCCGCAGAATATCTCGCAGCGCGACTGCCCTATACTGATACCAGATCCAGATAACTATGTGGGGTTTTCAATTGCGCCGGTATCCTTAGATAAAAGTAAGTATAATATAAACTACTCATTGAGTTATATTTTGATATATGCGGTTTTGGGTTCAGAGAGAACGAATATAATGGCTACTTATTCTGGCATGCTTTCAATGGCAACTGCTATAGTGGATGCCGTAAT